ATACCTGCAAGTCCCATAGGAGCTTTACCGCCGAATGAGGAACCGTCACCCTGGAAGAAGTTTCCAATGTCATCCGCTGCATCCTGTGCGCGTGATTCCATCATGGTTGTCATGAGGTCAAGAGTCTTCATCTTTGTCTTGTTAACTGAAAGGTCAGAACCTGCAAGAGCGATGTTTGTCGCTACGAATGTAGGATAGAAAACCATGTTAACAGAAACTGGCTGGTAGTTGATTGGAAGAAGGTCGAAGCCGTTGAAAGCTACTGACGCAACTCCTTTCTGATACTTCATAGGATGTAGCATCTGGCTACCATCCCATTTCTTTGTTTTCTTCAACACTTCTCCGAAGAAAAGGTTGTCATGCAATACCTGGTCAACCCATGCTGGGGCTAGGTACTGGTTTGTTGTAGTAGTTATCGAAACTCCTGGAGGCAAATTGTTTGCTTAATACTTTATGGTGTTTGTGTGTTTTTTGCTATTGCAAACTCTACACAACGGTTGGATATTTTCTATATTATTAGAACCTCCTTTTAAAAGTGGTATTATATGGTCACGAGTAAGTTTTATTTCAGGTTCTCTTCTATTGCAAGAAAGACAAATCCAGTTATATTGGGCTTTTAAAGTTTCCCATTCTCCATTCGAATGAAAACCTCCATTTTTAGCTATGCGAGCATTTCTCAATTCAGGAGTGTAATTTGGGTCAATCTTTAAATATCGATTATACTGACCTATCCTGTTTTTTTCTTTTAATTCATCAGAAGCAACTCTTCCAAAAAGAGATTTACTAATTTTTGATTTTTGTTCTTCAGATAGAACCTTACCTTTATTGGGAGAAACTCTACCTTTAAGTGCTTTACTTAATTTAATTCTAGTTTCATCAGAATGTTTAGAACCTTTCCTAATTTTCTGGCCTACTTTAAAGCCATTAGTGTTTCCAAGTCCTTTACCTTTCCTAGAAAGACTAACTTTTAGCCGCTGTTCTGGTGACATTTTTTCTCCTTTTCTCATGAACACATGATACCATTTTTAAAAGAACTTATCAACCCACTTTCAATACTAAGAACTAATACTTAATAATAATTTATTGAATAATCTAGAGTTTGTAATCCGTCTTCCACCCGTCGAATCCTCTAGTAATCTTGGGTGTATCTCCTGGTGCCGCTGATGAGCGTTGCATGGAGCGTGATGCAATTTCCTGTCTACGAGAGTTATCAGGCTTTTCTTCTTTCAGAGAACGCTGATACTGTTTGAATGTTGCATCAAAATCAGAATAAGCAATGATGTCTCCGTTCTCGTCTTTCGGTGAGACTTCCTGAACCATTTCGAGGAACTCTCTGCGCGCTTTTCGAGCCTTTGGAGAATCTGAAGTCAAATCAATGTTGTACTGGTCTTCAAGAGATTCAAGTTCACTATCAATCTGAGTTTCATATTTCTTCTGCTCTTCGGCAGCTGCGTTCTGTTTTGCCTCAAGTCTTTCAATAGCTCTTAGTTCTGCCCTTTCTTCGGACTCACGAAGTACTTTTGACATTCTCAAGGCATTTTCCTTTCCTACGTCTGAATTATCGAACATTTTAGCGATGTCGGGATTGACTTCTCCCGCATTGTCCTTCGCGAACTTATCCATTTCAGAGAGTGTATTCAATCGAGTGCTGAGCGCAATGTTGCTCTCTCGCTCGGCCTGTAGCTTCTGTTCGAGTCTTCGGTGTCTTCGGTCTTTGATTGATTCCGGCACTTCTTCAGGGTCGATATCATCAGCTTTTGGCTTAATCGCCTCTGGCTTCTTTTCATCAAATATGTCCGCTGACTCCTTGTCCTCACTTGGTAATTTATCGAAGAACTCATCTACTGTTGATTGGTTTTCCATGTTTTTGCCCTTGTGCAGGGAACTTAATTATTAATTCAGGTATGTTTTAGGGAGACCACCTTATAGAACTCCATGCTTAGTAATTTCGTGTATCTTTCTCTAATGTCTTACGGGAACAATTACATCCTTTCTTTCCGCAATTCTTGCAAGGCTTTGATGCGATGATTGCCCTTGTCTTTGCCTTAGGGCTTATGTATCTTTCGTTCTTCATGAATCCCTTAATTGAATCCTTATATCCCTGATGTTCTGCTGATAGTGTTTTCATTAGATTGATTTATCTGTTTTAAGTCTTTTGTTGATAAGTGCCTTCGAACGAGACTTTGGATTGTAAACTACTCCACCGTCTACTTTCTTTGCCTGCAATCCCTTAGTAAGTTGACCAAGTAAAGACTTTTCTTTTGGACCTGTTTCTTCTCTTCGATTTAATCGTGGATTCATATTATTTTGATTTATTCTTTAATGCTTTCGTCTTAGCCTCGTGTTTCTTCTCCATTTCCCGACCTTTTGCTGTTTCCTTGTTACCTCTCATGGCGCCGATTTTATTCATAGTTCCGTAAATGGCATGAGGATTATTACCATATTCTTTCTCTAGTTTTCTTTCTAAAAATTTTGGCATATATTTATCTTGAATATGGGTCATTCATTCTCTTCTGCAAATCAGAAGCCATTTTTGAAATACCGCTTCCGATGTTCGTCTTCACGACCTTTGGCTTCTTTACCATAGCAATCTTGCTCTTAATAGCGCTCATCTTGCTTGCGCGTTCGTGAGGATATGTATTTTCAGGGTCGTGTCGTGGATTTGGTGATGACATGTTATTTTTTATTAGTTGTTTTAGGTTTGTTTGCTTCTGATTTCTTCTGAGCCTCAAGTTTCGCCTTATGACTTTCTTCTGCTTGCTTCAACTTCTGTTCATGCGTCTGTTGTTTAATCTGCATGTCCTGTTGAGCTTGCTGGCCTTTTACTTGCATCTGCTGTTGCGCCGCCTGACCTTGTAACTGCTGATTCTGCTGTTCTCCCTGCGCTTGTGACTGCATCTGTTGCTGTTGAGCCTGCTGTTCCTGTTGCATCATTTGCTGTTGCATTTGCTGTACCTTTGCCGCGACTTCTGGGAAATTCAACTGCATATAGGTCTCGGGACTGGTAAGCCACAAGACAGTCTGTTCGGCGGTATCCTGCGGGTCTGGAAAATGAACACGAGTTAGCAGTGTTTTAGGGTCAAGAGCTTTTGCCTCATAGAGGGACATTGCCTGATTCATTTCTGAAATCTCATCTCGTGGCTTCATTGAGTCTGGTGAAACTGTAACGACAAGTCCCTTGTTCATTTGGGCAGAGGAGAGCTGACTGTACTGAACTGCCTGCATCTGTCCCATAATCTTAGCCTCATGAGGAACATCGTAGTAAACGTAATAAAATTGGACGTGCTGATTGAAAATGGCCTTAGCCACTCGTTCAAGGGCATCGCCCACACCGCCGCCGATTCGTGAGCCGTCATGCTGTTCGTTTGCGATAATACCTGTAGCAAGCTCATTCTTGTCTGGTGGGGAAGCGGTAAGTCCTTCTGTTCCAAATGACATTCGTAGGGCAGTTTTCTGATTCTCAAGGTCATCAAAGTATGAAGAGTCAACTCCTGGCATCTCAAGGACTTTCATAGATTCTTCAATCGGACCTCCTTGTGGAACGAGTAGACCATTTCCAGATGCAAGGCCGCGCATAAACTGCTTTCCTGTTTCCTGATTAAAATTGTTCTCTGACAGGGCAACTGAGTTGTTACGGGCTGAAAGGTTGAAATCAATCTGTGCAGTTCGTTTAGAAACTCGTACTTGGTTAGGTATGTTCTGTTCAACAAGTCCAGTAACGTCATGTGCTCCCTCACCGAAAGAGAACACGCTCATAAACGTGTAAGGCTTCTTTGGACGGCCAAAATGATTGTTTCCTTTCTCTGTTTCCTCTGACTCATTACCGTCAATGTCGGTAGATTTTACTTTCTTGTCGTAGTTGTAGTTGGGGTTCTTACTCTTATCCAAAATCTTTTCTTTGAAAGAGGTAAACGTGAATTTATCGCTCCACCATTCAGTTCTGATGACTTCCGTGCCGAGTTTGTTGTCCACCATGATACGAATGTAGTCCTCATGCTTAGGAAACAGGTCAATCAATTCCTGCGCGGTTGATTTAATTCTCTCTCCGAGCGTTCCTGTATATGCTCCATAGACATCAACATATCCATTGCGGTCAAATATAAAGTTCTTTACGTCTCGTACGTCATCGGTAATGTCCTGTATTTCAGTGTCCCAGCCGTGCTTAATGACCGCACTGAAGTCCATGAGCCACTTTCGTACCATAAGGTTAAGGTTTGCGCGCATGCCTAGAATTTCAGCATGATACTGAAGCATGGTCTTAACCTGAGTAGACAGAGCGTCTCCCTCTGGAGTGTCATCAGAGAATACAACTGGTTCTGGGTTCTTGGCTAGGGAAGCAGGTACAAAAGTTTCTACAGCCTCAAAGATAATGTTATCTGAAATAGACTGACCGTTCATTGCCTCTGGGCTTCCTCCTTTCTGTTTACCGAGATAGTAGGTTAAGTTAGCCTGTTGGCGTAGTTTAATCTTTGCCTCATCACCTGCGTATTCTTTCTCAATCTTGTCCTTTGATCGAAGTAACTCTTCGTCCGATAGAGATAGTTCCAATTCGTCCTTGAACTGTCCAAATACACCTTCAGGGGCAGGAAGACCACCGAGAATCTTGTTCATCGTACTTCCTACTAACTGTTGTACGCCTTGTATATTTTGCGAAATCGGGTCCATTATAGTTTTCTTTTTTTATAAAAAGCTCCACATTTACAGTTTTTATGAAGTGGAGGAATTTTTGCATGTCCTCCCGCATTAGCTATTGATTGATTTAATTTGCACGCCTTACATTCACCAGATTTACTTTTGCCTGATTTAATCTTTATTGCGTTTGATTGTGCGAGTGATGTGGGATTTGCCATTTTAAAACAAAAAAAAGACCTCCGAACTAAATCGGTGGGTCGCCCTAATCGGGTTAGACTGTCGTTATTGGTGTAATAATATACCTACGTTAAAAACCTGTCAACTCTACAATGGAAAGAATTGCTTTTTGCTTATTCCTTTAATCTCTCCGTCTCCATTGAACTCAAGTGTTACGCTTCCGTGGGTGATATCAAACACCCTTTCTTTTTCCATCAAATCGAATAAGGCAAAATGCTTCTGAAACTTGAGGAACATTTTAGCTTCATGTTCTGTTAGGTATATCGGAATTGTCTGTAGTTCTACTATCATTAGATTACGTTGTCCCAATTATTCGCCATGTTAAAACTATTGTCAAATATCCTGCCTGTTTCCATTTCTTCGAATATTCCAGCTTCCATGACAGTTGCCATATTGGTTGAGTACTTATCCAAACCAACAAGGCAATAGCAAAGTGAGTGAACCCAGTGGTCTGGACCATTTCTTTCCCACACAAACTCCATTACTCCCAGTCCATTCTCTTTTTTAGTCCTGAATATGTTATTGAAATGTCCTGCGAAATCACTCCATTCGACATTTGAACCGTTGAGAGCAATACGGCCAGTTTCCCTCAACTGCTCTACGGTCAACTGAATCATTCGATTGCGGTCCACTATGACAGTTCCAAACTCATCACCCATCCCCCATTTAATCATTTGCTTGCCCGATTTATCACGCCTGTACCAGCAGAGGAACACTCGCCCTGGATATTTAGCCTGTAGCTTTCGTATACCAATCAAGTCTCCTCCTTGGTCGGCTACCACGATTGACTTAGGCCAGCGTTTTAGAAAGCCTTCTATCGTGTCGTAGGGGTCGTAGGATTCACTTGGTGACTTACATTTACCATAGAAGAATATGCCTTGTTTGTTTCCTATCGTGTAGTGAATTGGAAGTCCCGTATCTACACCAATAACTATCTTATCCTCTTGTTCGTTTACTCTATCAGTACAGTTCTTTAGGACTGTTTTGGCATCAATCTTGTTCTCTGAACCAACATACGGTAGACCTAATACGTAGTTATAGAAATACTGCTGGTCCTTAGTCTCAAAGTCGGTCAGTATCTTGTCCGCTGTTATCCAACTGCACATTAGTTGTGAAATATGGTATCCACTGAATATTCCTTTTGATATAGCTTTCCACACGCCATACTTCCTTGAAGTGTCCGTTAGATTTAATCGACAAAACTGACACACATACTGGCGTGTTTCCTTGTTTATATTTTCTGGCCATTTTAGTTGTTGTTCTTTATTACAATGTGGACACGTTATAAACCATTCTTTCTTGTCACTCTGTTCCCAATAAATATCCACACCATATCCCGCAAGGCTTGGATGAGAGAAGTACCAACGTCTCCCACCTGCCTTAGCCTGCAATCGTGTTTCATACTGCTGAATGACACTGGCATCAGAGGCATCTACCTCATCGTGTACGTTAAGGTCTGATGAAACCATCATAGCAGCCTTGTTGGTGAAAGTACCTCGATAGTAGATGATATTCTCACCTACAGACTTCTGTTCTACCGTGTCGTGTTCAGATACAAGTTTTCCAAGAGAGTCGGGATTCTGGGCGATAATACGGTTAATCTTTCCTCCCGCCATGTCATGAACGTCTGACTGAGTGGGGAGAGTGTAAATGATATCCCAGCCCATTCGGTATGCGGCGTAGAATGTCTTGATGATTTCAGAAACCGTTGCTCCCACCTGCGGCGCTTTTAAGATTACCTGTAATGGAGACAAATCATCAATGATATCAACCATAAACTTATGGTTGTCAAACTCCATCGGAATTCCTGCCTCGTTCTTAATCTTCTTCAGACGCACCCATTGACTCGGGGTCAATTCCAATTCCGCTGCTTGGAGTAGTTGTATTGCTCTTGATTCTATCGACAAGGATTTTTTTAGCTTCAGCTAGTTCTTCTTTTGTAAAACCTTCAGAGTTATCGACTTTAACTTCTGACTTAGATTCGGGATTGCCCTCGGCCATTTTCCACACAATTTCCTTAGATAGTCCATCGAGAAACTCCTCACGTTCCTCATCATTCATTGAATATATCTTGTTCTTTACCCATGTTTTAAGAGATATTGCTCCTTTTGGTTTACCTGAAGGATTACCACTTTGTCCCTTCTTAAAGAGCCAAGGTCTGCTATTTGACTGTAAACCTGATTTGTCTTCCATTTTTAGTTAATTTTATTCCACACAAGAAAGCTAGATAGTATTTCATGTCTCTCTTCTTTTCTCTCTTGGATTTCCTTTTCATTTATTGACAACTTAATGGTACATCGCTTGCTGGAGCGTTATAGTATTGGTCACAATTGATTGCCATGGGCGGCACTGACTGGAAATACAGGTTAATAACCACATATCCCAAAAATGTTGCTACGACTATTCCTAGTAATATAGCCATTGTTTTCATAGCTTTAATACTACCTTATCTGCCTTGGAAAGTCCATCCCTTATGGGGATAAGTCCCTTGACAAACTGTTTATTGCACTTATTGCAAATTTTTGATTTTGAGGTGATTGTCCCTAGTTGTGGTAATCCGTAATACTGGCGTTTTATCACGTTTTTAGCCCTTTTTAATCTATGGCATGTCTCGCACACGGAAAAGTACTTTTGTAGGAATACGCTGCCGTAATAGTACTTCATTATCTTTATGCGTGTTGGAGAGTAGAGTTTCATGTTAAACAATTAATGCTTTAGTGGTCAATTGCTGAGCCGCAACGCTTATAGCCGTCTTGGTTGAGTTGATAAGTACTGCCGTAGAGTCAATAACCTCTGGGCCAAATGTAAATGTCTTTCCTTTCTTAATTCCCATGTTATCAGCAATGATTCCCGTAGGGTATGACATCGCATGAGCCAATATCTTGCCTCCAATGGTGCCTGGGAGGCTCTCTATTGCTTTAATTAGGGTTACTCCGCCTCCTGACACTATTCCTGATTCCATAGCCTGAAACGATGAATTACGGGCGTCGAGGGCTTTTCCTCTAAGGTGTGAGAGTTGAGATTCACTATCAGCGCCGAGTTTTAGGATTGCTGTCTTTGTTTTCAATCGTGAGGCACGGATTTTAGCGTCATCTGTGTTCTTATCGAGAATTGCCTGAATGTGTTCAGAAACGTCTCTAGTTCCCAATACGATAGTTTCTGTCTGACTGGTAACAAGTTTATCACATCTTCCGAGGTATTCAAAGCGGAAATTCTTCAGGGTTGTTCCTTGTGCTGGGTCGATAATGGTTGCCCCTGAAATCTTAGCGAAGTCCTCAAATATCCAGTCCTTCCAAAGAATAGGTGCTTTAATAACGAGGGTTTTGAACATAACAGTTTTTCCTTCAATTTGGTTCTCCTGCATTGCGAGATATGCCAATGCCTGACTAACAGATAATTCAATCTCATCGCAGAATATGACGAGTTCAAAACTATCGCCGCGAACCAAAGACTTAATCAATGGGTCTAATTGAGACATTGATGATATTTTCTGCTTTGAAATGAGGATATGGGGATTTTTGAGTTCACACTTTCGTCCTTTGTCAGTGTTAGCCATGTACGGGTACATCATCTTACAGTTAAGAAGTTTAACTCCTTCCGTAATTTCATATGAGGTCTCTGGTATGCCTGAGTTATCAAGCTCGATGATACCGTCTGGACCTATTTTCTGGTAAATCTCTTGGAATATTGCGCCGAGTTTTTTATCCTCAGAAGCGATAGAGGCGATTTTACCCACTTCGTCTACTGTAATTCCTTTGCTCTGTTCAAGGATTGCAGCTTCAATGAGGGGAATTGCTTCCTCCATAGAACGCTTGATATCCATCGGGTTTTTCTTTGATTTGTATCCCTCAATGATTGTAGCGGCATAGAGAATTGCCCCTGTTTTGCGTCCGTCACCACCTTTCTGGTCGCAGATTTCAGCTACTTCTTTTACGGTATCAAAGCCAATCTGTTCATACGGGTCAGCAAGTCTAATGCCTTCGAGTATCTTCTTACCGTCGTTAGTTGATTCGTATCCAGGTCGGATATCACGTTTAATTGTTACATTGCTTCCTGCAGGGCCGTATGACCCTTTAAGTAATTCAAGAGCTTTTTCAACTCCTGATACAAATTTAGCCTGTGCATCGCGTCCTAAAAGGAAATTATCCTTTGGTAAATCAAGGGGAAAGAGCTGTTTAATAAAGTCTTCTCTTGTCTGAACTACTGCTGGTTGTTGCATTGGTTGTGTTTTCATTATTATTATTTTTCTATTAATCTTCTAAATAAATTTACTATAAAATCAAAAATCTCGTGCCATGCTATCATCATAAGAAGCAGTATATATCCAAGAAGGAAACATAAACCTACTCCTAGAAAAAGTGCGAATAAACCAAATAAAATTTCTAAAAATATGTTCATATTAGGTGAGGATATTCTGAATAAAATCTTCGGTCTTTTGGTTGTAATGCTTGCTTGGCATGCCAACTCATATAATTTCTGTTACTACCATTTGTTTTGAATTGAACTCGTTTCTTACAATGCGTACATCTTTCTATTACGCATGTCTCATATCCTTTCACTATCTCAAAGTCATGGAGCCATTTTCCTGTGGTGCAGAGGCTGTTGAGATAGTAGGGATGTTTATAGTAATTACTTTTCATTCATTTTGTGTAAGTCTAAATGTTTCAAATCGTCTTGCAAGTCAATAAAGCGAGATACAAGTCCTTCATTTCCCTGAAAATTGCATGCCACTAACTGACCTTGTTTACTCTCGGTAATAATAAACCAATTATCTTTATGGTCTTTATCATTGCAAATGAGAATTGGTCTATCTATTTCTGCAATTACTTTATATCCTTTTGATTCAATTTTTTCCTTCATTTTTCGTTTTATCTATAACTTCTATCAGTCTATTAACCATATGTCTATTTACTATAATATCGCTATCCCATTTACCTTTTTTATCTTTGAGACTTATGTAATAAACTCCTTCTTTTTCAGTCAAATATAATCCTTCTAAGCTTTCTATCACTCTAATCATAATTCTTAAAGAATTTCAAACACAAATTCGTCTATGTCCAAAATATGGTAGACAAACACTCCTGGTTCCATTTCAGTCCTATCCATACCGTCATTGTTGAATATGATTCTATCGCCGACCTTGCAATGTGCTTCTGGACCTACTGCGATGACTTTACCAATATGGGTTATGTCTTCTTGGCCCAAGATTCCTGATTTTTCAGGTACAACTTTGATACGTCTGCCACGACATCCAATATTTCCATAAGTTGGTGATTTCATTCCCTCATCAATCATGTTACCGAAAACCTCTCTCAGACTTGGTAATTCTTTTTTTTGTTTTTTTTTCATATTAATTTTCGTTTAATGGTTCGTCCAAATCGACCTCTGGCTGATTGTCGATAATGGTTGCCGGCCTATAAACTTTCTTTGCGAGAGGCGCAATTTTTACTCCCACGTTATTCTTTTCCTTAACGTATAAGTTGAGAACGGCTTCAATGCTTTCAACATTCCAGCCGCTGATTATCCAAAGGTTCTTAATGCGCGAAATCATAAAAATATGAGATTGTTATGTAAATATAGTACTACATATAGGTATTTCAAGCAAATATTAGTTGTGGATAACTCGGGTTGCACTCAATCCCAGTACTGGTATGATATATGCAGGGATTAGACAATAAAAAAATATGAAATATATACATGGTAGCAATCAGTTCAAGAAGACAGTTAAAGTTTCAGTCAAATCAGAAGTTAAACGTGTTATGAAAGAAGTAGGAAAGGTAATTGCGGGTTTGAGTTTCATTGCAGGTTCGATAATGGGTATCTATGGAATGGGTAGTGCGGCAACCTCCGCACAAATGGTTTACGCAGACGTTCCAGTTCCTACGGCGACAATGCCAGATATTCCTGTATTGGACCGAATTGCTAAATGTGAAAACAGTGGAAGTCAGTATGCAAAAAATGGTCAAATTGGTTATCATATCAATACAAATGGAACGATTGATGTAGGCATGTACGAAATTAACAGTATCTGGTTTTCAACGGCAACTAAAATGGGATATGACCTTACAAAACCAGCGGACAATAAGTCATTCGCGGAATATCTTTATCTCAATTACGGTACGACCCCATGGAATGATAGTTCATCATGCTGGCTTAAAAATTAAATCAAAATATATGAAATTAACACCACATATGATAGGAAAAGAATTTATAGCAGACGCCATTGAAAGAAATATATTTCCATACGAATTAGTAGAAAGTACTAATGACCTTTATCATCCAGATGATGAAATAAGTAACGATAATCTAAATGACAGATAACATGAACATACAAGAATACAAAGCAGATTCAAATAGTAACTTTCCGGTAGATAATCAGCATCTCGATGATGAGAAGCATATGACTGATGTGGTGTTTGATGATAAAGAATTACAAAAATATTGTGATAGTAACGGATATATAATAGGTGGTTCAACCATAGACACGCAAAATCCTAAATATAATTCACTAAGAGATTTAATCAAATAACATGTCATACATACAACAGAGAGTTATAGAACGTAATGTGAGGGTGATGAATTGGTTATTCACTTTAGTTGTTTTTGCCGGATTTTTGTTTGAAATTATTAGATATTGTAATAATTAAATATGAAAAGCCTTTCATTCAAGGACTACCCTTTCGTTTGGTCAGTACAGGAAGCAATACAAAATCGTGTCAATTACGAGGCAGAACTCATGATTAACGACAAACCACGAGAGTTACGCCCTGATACGTCTAAACACCCTATGCAGTTGTCTGAAGTGGCTAAAAGAGCATTGGCATGGGACATGGCGAAGTTCCTACCGTAGAGTTATCAACAGTGCAAATAAACTGGACTATGCTAAAATTAATGGCATAGTTCTTTTTATTTTCATTTCGTCAGGGCTGTACATTCGTTAGTACTACATAAACGGCAGAAGAAACTCTTTTTGATTTCATACAAACCTAATCTCGGCCAAACGATAGGCCATCTCTGCAAGAGCGATGCAAATCATCCCTCATGCCCTGACAGGGAACTGCGTCGGCTCTGGCGAAATGAATGTAAAAAAATGATTGCATGCGAAATCTGTTTCAGAAAATACCCAAGAAACCATAAAAAATGCTTAGCTCCCTTTCAAAAGGAAATGAAGCCCATAGACAACGGAGGCTATCTTAGACTGACCGATTTGGATATTACCTATGGCGAAAAACAAGGCCACTCAAAAGGGAAAATGCGGAACGTGCGGAAAACATCTGGCAGTTCCCTCGTGGAAGTACTGTGATAAAAAGGAATGTCTGCCGTGGTGGATTAAGAGAAAAAAGATTAAAAAATTAATGCATAAAGTTATGCACACATGAGTATTTATGTTATGACGTATTAGATGATAAAATATGACAGTTCGATTATCAGCTTGAGCCTTTTATTAACCTTCTCGCTTGTCTCAAGCGGCGGGCGGGTTAATAAAGGGACAATTAAATAAAAAATGGCACAGAAGAGAATGTTCGATAGGTCAATAATAGAAACAGATAGTTTTCTAAATGTTTCTTTATCGGCCAAAGCTCTCTATTTCCTTTTAGGAATGGAGGCAGATGACGAGGGGTTTGTTTCACCTGCAAGGGTAATAAGACTTTACGGTGGAGAAAGTGGCGATATTAAAAATCTAGTTGATACTGGACTTGTAATACCTTTAAAAAGTGGAGTCGTAGTCATTACTGACTGGAATGAGAATAATTGGCTTGATAGTAGACGTATAAAACCGACAAGATATCAAGAAGATAAAAAAACCCTTATTTTAACGGGTAAAAGATATATGCTTAGCAACGGCTTAGCCACTGCTAAGACAGAGGAGAGTAGTATAGAGGAGAACAGAGGAGAACAGAATAGAATAGAGGAGAGGAAACTAACTCCCTCTGAAGAAGCAAAATCCTTTTTTTCTAAAGGTTTAGAATATGAAAACCTAAAAGAAATCTTTTCTAAAGATAAAGAAATTTCTTTAATTATCAGGGAGTTTGATAAGTTTATACTTTACTGGACTGAAAAGAATAAAAGTGGGACTAAACAGCGATGGGAGCAAGAACCTACTTTCGAGGTTAGACGACGTATTTTTACTTGGCTTTCAAAAGTCGATAATTTTTCCTCAAATAAAAGAATAACAAATATCATATGAGTACTATAAAACAATACCGAATAAAAGTTGGCATAGAAGAGTTTAGAGTTGAAAAAAAAGATATTGAGCGTATTGCTCGTGCTATGCAAACTGATGAAATAGTAAAACTTGATAACGGATTATTCCGTGGTCGTTCAATAACCGCTTTGATTGAGGAGGATATTTGGCTTGATGAACCGAGGCAATTATCTCCCGAAGAAATAAAAGAAAATCTTTTAATTGAAGCTAAAAGAAATTGTTTAGATTGTAAAGGCGTTGGATATGTTCAGAAAATTGAGGCAGGAAGGACATTTATGAAACAATGCGAATGTCAAAATCCGAATAAATTACCTAATATGGCTAAATAGAGCCACGAAGTTTTCCACAGTTTAACTTGCAATCTATCCCAGTACTGGTATACTAATAGGGTAGAGGTACATTGAAAACTTCATAGGGGTAACAAAATAAACAAATGGAAACGTATTTTATCACTATAAAAGACAAAAACGAAATCTATCGTCCAGCTTTCTTTATTCGCCGAAATGATACAGCAGGAAAAATGGCAGCGGATAGAATTAAGTTAAATAATGGCGATGAATTAGTCTTGGTCAAGTTTGAGGAAATAGGAAAGCATTATCAATCATAACCGCTAGCCTCGCATGTCCATAATGCACCTAGCGGTAATTGTGGGCAGTCGAAGAAAATAACTAACATGAATAAATATAAAGAAAACGATATTTGCGAAAAGCATAAAGTACAGGTTACTGGGTTTGACCCAAATCCATTTGGTCAGTCAGCAATCATGTACGAATGCCCAGCATGTGTTTATGAAAAGAAAATCGAACATTACAAAAAAGCATCTCCAACAAGTAAATATCTTCCAGTAATGGAAAAGAAATTAAAAGAGATACTATCAGGAAAATAATTATCAATCACACCCTATGCAATTGCCAGTGAGCCTTACAGGTCGATAGGTTAATCAATTAAAACATTTATGAAACCATATCAAAAAGAATTGGAAGTAAAAATTGAGATAGACGGACAGTTTTTGCAAGGTAGTAGTTTTATTAACGTAAAAGACGGTAAAGTCGATTATTCACAAGCAGAGGAACTCTTCTACGAGATAATGAGAAAGTGGGAACAAGATTGGCTCAAAGAAGCAATCGAGGAAGAAAAAGAATCTATCATTGATAAACTGACAAAAGAACAGGAAGATAAATTACAAGAAGCTCATGCAAAAGATTATCACGGACTAGATGATGATATGCCCGATGAATACGAAAATTGGCTCATGGATTTATCTCTCGATGAATTAAAACAAATACTAATATGACCCACGAATACAAAGGAATTGAGAACGAACTTTATCTTCGAGCACAGCTACAACACATGGTAAAGAATCCTTCAGGATCAAGAGCACAGAAGTTAGAAGATACGTTTGAAGGAATAAGTATAGACTTCATGACAGAGGATTTTGGCGAGCAAAGAACCAAAGGAAACTATGGACCTATTATCGGTAAATGTGAGGAATTAGAATTTTAATTAAACAAACATGAATCAAACTAAATTATGGAAAGTGGATTGGTGCGAGAATAAGACTTCGGCGAAAGGAACTAGTTATATGAAAGCTACTTTGACTGACGAATCAAATGCACAAGTAGAAAATGTAACTATCTTTTCAACTTTCCCAAACTTCGCAAACATTCGTCCAGGAGAAAAGATTTCAGGTTTCCTCAAGGAGAATGTCTACAATGGTAAAACTTCATTCACTCTTGACGTTGAAAAGACACAGGGCTGGGGAAAACCGACAAACGTAAAAGCCGCGCAGATAGAAAAGTTTCAAGAAAAGAAGACGGACGCCATAAATAATTTTCAGGATAAGAAACAGGAAGCTATTGACCGTGCAGCCGCATTTCGTGATGCAACCCTTCTCACTTCAGCTTACATCGGTCGTTTTATTGGCGAAGTATCACAGGACAGAATCAAGGAAGTATGGGAAAACTTCTATAACTTCATCACCAATAAGCAATCATTACCCTTTTAATCGATTTATACGTCGATTTAAGACACTAAAACACTATCATGCGTAGAAACACCCAGTTAAATAGGATTAGAGCAATTATAGAGGTTCGAGGGTGGATTTCGCGTAATTATTGCCTATTAGTACATATTACCAGATTAAGTGCCTACATTCTTGATTTGAAAAATGAGGGATATGAAATTCTGGGAAAAAAGAAAAACAATGATTACGTCTACACATTGCTTGACCGACCAAAAGAATCAGAAGTAAAGATAGTAGAGAGAATAGATAGTTCAGGAAAAATTACTAGATTAGCAGTTTATAAATAAAAACTATATGGAAAAATTAATTGGAAAGAAAATAGAAAGTGTAACTATATTTGGTGACTATCATAATTATATTCTGTTTAAAACAGATTTAGGTGACGTAAAGTATTTCGCTGATGGCGATTGTTGTTCTAGTTCTTTCTTTTCTGAAATATTTAATGCAGACAATATAATTGGCCAAGTAATAAAAGAAGTAAAAGATATTCCTTTAGAAGACGGAGAAGCACCAAATCGTGGTGCTACTGAAGATGATAATGAGAAAGTTTACGGTATTCATATCACATCAGATAAAGGAACATGCACTATTATTTTCCGTAATCACTCAAATGGATATTACGGCGGTTCAATCGAAGAGACAGAAGAAAAACTTTCTAATAATAAATCTTGGTTTGTCGAAAAAGATTGGTCAGCTCCTTCACTATAAATATATGTACAAAATAAACGATAAAATAATAGCTTTCTTAGACCCTGAAACTATCGAGGCAGAGGCATTAGAACAGATTAAAAATACTGCATCTATTCCTTTCCTTTATCATCATGTAGCAGTAATGCCCGATACCCATTATGGTAAGGGTTCAACTGTAGGAACTGTACTCCCAACAAAGGGGGCTATTATTCCTGCTGCTGTTGGTGTTGATATTGGTTGCGGAATGATTGCTGTTAGAACAAATCTAAAGAAAGAAGACTTAGGAGATTTGTCTATTATAAGAAAATCAATAGAACGTTCTATTCCTATGAGCGCTGGTAAATTCAATAATTCAATCACTGAATCGGCTCAAAAAAGAATAAGCGAACTAGAGGGATTGTGTTGTGGTGAAAACGACCTACGGGGCAAAAACTACTACGATAAGTTTTCGAATAATTGGAAAGAATCTTTGGGTACTCTTGGTGGAGGTAATCACTTTATAGAAATCTGTCTCGATGAAGAGGGAACGGTATGGGTGACGCTTCATAGCGGTTCTCGTGGTGTAGGAAATGCTATTGGTAATCACTACATTAAACAAGCACAGAAACTCATGAAGAGTATGTTTATAACCCTTGCAGATGAAGACTTGGCTTATCTTCCCGAAGATAGTGAATTGTTTAATGACTACATTAGGGATTTACGTTGGGCACAACATTTCGCTTTGCTTAACCGTGAAGAAATGATGGACAGAGTCCTCAAGGACATTAGTTATGCTGTATTTAAAGAAAATGGTCACCAGAAATACTTTGAGATTGAAAGAATAAACTGTCATCATAACTTTACCCAGATTGAGGAACACTTTAACCACAATGTTTGGATTACTCGTAAGGGTGCTATTCAAGCAAAGACTGGTATGAAAGGTATGATTCCTGGTTCAATGGGTACACGAAGCTATATCGTTGAAGGGCTCGAAAACAAGATGTCCTATAATTCTGCACCTCATGGGGCTGGTCGAAGAATGAGCCGATCAAAAGCCAAGACTGCCTTCACAATGGAAGATTTTGATAAGGCTATGGTAGGTATCGAGCATCGCCGTTCAGACATCCTCATTGATGAGTTGCCTCTTGCTTATAAAGACATTGATATCGTTATGGATAATGCTAAAGAATTGGTTAAAGTTCAGTATATCTTGAAGCAGATACTTAATGTTAAAGGAGATTAAATGAAAAATGAAACGAACAAAACTAAAAAAGAAGTCAAAAGCAAAGATAAGTACAATTCAAAACAAACTTTGGCAGTTATGCAAAGCAATAACGAGGTTGAAGTACCCGAACGTGTGTTATACCTGTTCAGCGATGGGACTTTCAGGTTCCAATTTCCAGACTGGACACGTTCCATGGCCGAAGGCTTCGCTTGGAGCATATCTCAAGTACGATTTAAGAACATTGAGGGTTCAATGCTACAACTGCAATATAAACCAAGGCGGAATGGGAGCAGAAGCGTATGTGAGAATGTTAAAGGAAATAGGACAGGAAGAAATGGAAAAATTACAAAAAGACCGTCAAGTAATAGTAAAATCGTACGAGCATTATCTAAGCCTCATTCCGAAATACGAGGAAATCCTAATGGACTTAAATAACAAAAAATTCAATGGATAATATTATAAAAAATCTTCAAGAGGGTTTCTACACTAGCAACACAGCAGGACAAGCCGCCGAAGCACTCTCATATCTCACGGGCCACTATGCCCATACTTGCAATCAATTGCAGGAAGTATTGGCTGATAAACCATCATTTTGGCTTTTACAGAGAGAAAAAGTAAAGTCCGATACTGCTGCGGAAAGAGCATGGGAGAATAGTCCGAAAGGTAATCAGGAAAGGATACTGAAGTACAACCTCAAAGCTACTGGACAGATGATTGGGACGCTAAGGGGAATTATTAAAATCGCTCACGAAGAATTACTTAATACACGATAAATGAAAAAGAAACTTACAGTAGGTCAGCAAATGGGTAAACAATCCCAAAAGAAATACAAGGAACGTATTGGAGAGAAATTCTACAAGGAAATAATGAAACAAAAAGCCTTAAAAAGGTGGGGTAATAAAAAGGCATGTACTGAATGCTGGTTTGAAAATGAAAATGGTCATGCTCCTACTTGCTCAAAAAGAGATGGGGATAAGTCCTCTTTACAGGATACCAGTACAGGCATATAATTACAGCAGATGAATGTCATAGTGGGTAGAAAACTAAAAAGACTTGACGATAATCCTGCTTCGGCTCGATTAACCGCGACAATTTATGTCAAATATGTTTTCTCCCTTCTAGGGCAATCATCATGAACATTAACAAAGAGGTGGATAGATGGGGGAGAACGACGATGCAATCATATGCACGTTCGAGGCCGCTCCCCACCACCTATCCATCTCCCCCTATCTTGAGGGAGTTCAGGGGTGGTGTAGAAAAGATACGATTCATAAATTAACATACTTCCCTTACTTGCTATCTTAGACATTTTGAGCGGTGTCAGAAGAATGTCGCCAATATAAACTATAGTTCAATAGCATGGATTATGGGGTAGATAGAAACCGCAAGAAGAGTCGCAACGTGGAGAATCGGGAATCGTTGCCCCCTGAACCCCCTTCGGATAGGTGATTATTGGAATAAAATAAAATTATGAATATAACAAAACAAGAAGCATTAAATAAAATTGAGGAGTTGAAAAAGTTTGTTGGCGAGATAGACGCAAAAAAAGAAGAAAAAGTCATTTGTATTGCCATTAAAAATCGTTGGACGGGCGATATTATTTTCCAGTCAACAAAGACCACCTACAAAGAGGCGATAGTTGAGAAAGGTGATGCCGACCTGCGTGATGCCAACCTGCGTGGTGCCAACCTGCGTGATGCCAACCTGCGTGATGCCAACCTGCGTGGTGCCAACCTGTGTGGTGCCGAATTATGTAACGCTAAATTCTATGGCCGAGGCGGTACGAAAAAACTGAAACAGTCTCAATTAACAGACTTCCTTAACGCACTTGGCTTTCAAGTGGAATAAATGAAATAGATATGAACCCAGAACAAAAACAAGAATTTCCAAATGCTTCCGAAATATTTATGTGTGAAAAATACGGTCATCCTTGGCTACCAAATAAACGTAATTGTCCGAAATGCGGAGAATTAAAATATACAAAAATTTGTAAAAGCGGTTGCGGTTGCGAATATCCTAACGGAAGTGGATCACACGAAGGAGAGTGTGTTTGGGAAGAATCCCCCCTATCAACCATAACAAACAAAGAAGTATGAAAATCGTAAATACATCAATTCGCCCAATAGGTTTCACTACAATCGAGTTAAACGAGGTTGAAATACAATCTCTTGTTGAAACTTTTGAGCAACTTCAAATGATAATGCAACAAACCGAAATAAAAGGTATTCGCGGCGAACTTTATAAGCAATTTAAAGAATTACTAAAATGAAAACCCCCACCCAGTCAGAAGAAAGAAAGATGAAGAAGGAAATAAGAATAGAAGTTGTCCGACATAGAGGAGAATGGAAGGTCGAGTTTGGTTTTGGAAACCAGTCTTTTATACTTGAATATGGAGGAACAAAGGCAGAAGCAAACTGGAATAAGTTAATGCTTAAAAAATGTTTCGCCAACTATAAGAAGTCATTGATTAAATCAACAGAGCCAAATCCATTATTTATTTCTAATCTATAACACCCATGTCCACCCTCCAACAATTTAATCAGGAAGAGGAAAGAAAGATGAAGAACGAACAACCACTCACAAAAAAACAGATAAAAGATATGGAATCTAAAAAATGGACTCCTATACCTGCGGCATTTCAGGTATCTTCTGACGGTACAATGGCTCGTCATTCTCGTCTATTTAAGGGAGTGGAAGAAAAAATTGGAAAGATTGAACAAGTTGTATATCAAAAATATAGAATGAAGATTTTTGCCCGAAGTTTAACTCATTATTATTTCAAATAAAACCATGTCCACCCTCCAACAATTTAATCAGGAAGAGAAATGCGTAGGTTGTGGAGGCAGTCGCAGTTCGATTTACCCTCGTGATTGTAATCATTGCGGCGGATTATTCATACCCGACCAAAGGATTTACCCACGAGAGGAAAAATGGAAACGATTGAGAAAATTACTATCTTGCGATTTTTGTCCGCCAAATCAGCATGAAAACGCCAAGAGGAAATCACAGTTTGGTAAAAAATTCTGGTGTTGGAAGTTTAGAAATAAAAACAAAAAACAATATGAATAACTTTAATCAGGAAGAGGAAAAGAAATTCAATGAGGAAGTTGATATGCTTGAAGGCTTTGTGTTGCAGAGAAATGACGCAAATATGCTAAAGGAATTGTTCAGAGAGACTGTCCTATCCCACGACGCCAGACGAGATGAGTTTATGGAAGCAAATCTTGAAAACTCCGCATGGGCGAAAGCGTATCGTTTAATGTGTCATGAGGAATTGAGAGAGAGGATAGTTGAGGTGTTGGATAAAACGGCAAATACTTTCTGTGACAATCGTCATTATGGCATTGAAGAAGTTAAAATAATCATTAATCAAATCTTCCCCGAGAATAACAATAAATAAGATGAAAATCATCATAGACACACTGGGAATATTAGCAATCCTCTTCATCATCTACCTCATCATGTACTTCACTATGGGAGAGGAGACGGAACATTGCGGGTGCAGTAGGTGTAATGCCCTTGAACACCCTCCTTTGAAAAAGGAGTAGGTGCAGGAGGGGTAAGAAAATAGCCTCCGAAATAGGGGCTATTTTTGTTTTAATATAATCAAACTTCCGTTTGCAGTCCTTACGATGACCACGAGGTCTTTGACCATAAACGTAGCCTGTATGTTTTCAGTCCCTGACATGGCGTCCGACAATTTTTCCTCAATATCCTTGCTCGGAAGCAGGCAGGTTGATTTGAGATTGTCGTTTGGAATGACGACTGTCAGATAATGGGTATGGTTCATTGTCCCCCTCCGCATTCTTTCCCCTCAAGTTCTTCCCAGTTGAACTGAATTTGCGTCCGCTCGGGTTGTTCTTGCGGCGGGTTTATGAATATCGGACAAGTTTCAAGTCCTCTGTCCGTGATTTTACAGGTGTACCGTTGGATACAATTTGTGCATACGTTCATATGATTCCTTTCTGCAATAAGTTTACTACTTTATCGTCAACTGTACAGTGTGGTTATGCACAGAAAAAGCGCCGAAGCGCCTTAACTGACAAGACTAACTCCAAAGAAGTTAGTTGAAACTGGCTACTGCTTTACAGAGCCAGCGGTAATTTGGTTGTTGTGGACTACAAGGCCGAATGCGCTCAAAAGCGTAATGATTGTAGTTGCCAAGTCTACTGAAAGATATCCCGTAGCCTCTGCACCTGCGATGATAAATGTTGCGATGATAGCCCAAGTCGTCTTACTAGAAAAGAACGTTAATGTGTTTGTCATTTTTATTGATTAGATTAATAATGCTCTTACATAGTCTACTCCGACAAAGGATGGTATGCAAGGGCCAATTCCCTATAACACGTCCATTGATTGCCTTTACCTGAGGAAATGCTCGAAGCAAGATAGTCTATCGCCCATACGGGGTTTAACGCCTCTTGGAGCGATATTTCTGGGTGGGCAATCAAATGTATCTGTGCTATGCCAAAACTCGTCGTAGCGTCTCCTACGGCCTCAGGATTGAAGGTAGATTCGCAGTTCAATACGTTTTCTAAGGTATAGGGAGAAACTTGGTAGGTATCTGAAGCATTATTGATAATGCTCTGTATTTCGGGGGGAGCTGTCTGTGCGTGGACTGATATCGGTAGAAGAAACAGAACGAGAAACCATGTGTAATGTTTTATCATTTGCGTCGTCTGATTAGCTTGTAAGGGTTCGCCCTTACTTAGGATAAGCCAAACGCTTAATCCATTTAATTTATCTGGTTTAGGCCCTTTTTAGGGCCTTTACCGATATCCACCGTTAAGGCTACACCTATTTGAACAAACGGGCAAACCAACTTAACCATGAGGGGAGTTGATAGACTGGGGGTGGAGCGGATACTACTGCAGTAGGTTCTGGCTTCAATTGAACCGTGAAAATAATAACGACAGGTATAAAGTAATTGGCGGCAAACTGTTTTAGTGCAGGAATGTACTGGTCACTGAAATTCGTAGGAAAGGCTGAACCATTTGAAGCGTAATGGCATACGCAGTGGTCTGTTGCAGTACCTCCCTCGTAAGGTACAAAAACCTGATTCCACGTTGCAGAATTAACGGGAACTGCAAGGGCGCATGGAGACGTTTGTCGTCCTTGTGCAAGAGTTTCCAAAGGACATGACGTTCCATTATTCCACAGCCAACCCCAGTTGAATGACTGAATGTATGAAAGGAATTCTTTACCGAGCGCGGTCATAGCTGGCGTTATGAACGCAGGATTATAGTATGCAGTATCCATGAGAGCCTCCGTAGAATATTGCTCTGCTTCTGAAATAGTCCACTCAAGCATTGAACGGGGTATCATTCCTACATTTGTGAAAGCCTCATACCCAGAACACATGACGTTTCCATTGATTGAAGTACCGTCTAGGATTGCTATGTATCTTTCTGAAAAGGCGAATGAAGTACCATTCCAATATCCGTTAGTCATAAGGAAGTTGAGGAATGTCGTCGGTATCTGATTTGTTGCTTTCAACCAATTAAAGTAAATCTCTAACGGAGAAATGAAACCTCCAAGTTGTGAACACTCATCAGTGTCTTTGTAATTAAAACTCTGAGGTTCGTAGGTTTGTAAATATGGCGTCCAGTCTCCACTAGGGAGATTAATAGGTGGGAGATTGTCTACACCGTACACATGGTCTAGTTTGTTTATTAAAGTTTTTATCATATTAGTTTGACATTGATACTGATTGGTCATTAAACCCATTAGTGCTTTTTTCAAGCATGAAATTATAAATGCTATTGGTTGTGGTCTGAACCTGTGATACTTGATTATTGAGGGATATTATACTCTCGCCTTGTGAACTGACGCGGCCGTTAAGGGAATATATAGTGAACAATATCCAACCTATGAGGGATACTACCGCCGTCTGCCATATGTCCTGTTTCTCGAATTTCATTTGAATATATATAGTCCTATAATTGGTAAAGCAACCATCGCCACCATTATCTTCCTCCAATACTTCCCAAAGATGTCTTTTGCGACGAACATAATCATGAGGAAGCCTATTTCAGCTGCGATGAATTCGAGGATGTTGATGATGGTTTGCATGTTAGTAGACTATAAAGAAACTTCCTTTTTTTACTGTGAAGAGATTTGACAATGATATTTTTATAAAATTTCCTGAAAAAGGCGTTGATGAACCAGCTGGAGTATAAGTGACTACGATAATTCCTTGACCTCCAAGTCCACCCCCAGCAGTACTTCCGTCTCCTCCAGCTCCTCCTCCATAAAGACCTCCATTTCCTCCAGCAGTTGCACCGCCTCCAGAACTTCCTCCTCCTCCGCCGCCTGAGCCGTGCGTTGCGTCCCATTCAGTACCATTTCCTCCGTTTCCTCCTTGCGAGCCACCACCACCTCCTCCTCCGTTTGTTCCACTAGTACTTGGCGCTCCGCCTCCAGAACCTTGAGCATTATTTCCTCCTGTACCGGCAGTACCACTTCCAGCTTGTCCAGCAGAACCACCGCCGTTTCCTCCGCCTCCGCCTGATGTAAATGTAGCCTGCCCTCCGATTGCTCCAGCTCCGAGAGGACCACCAGCACCTCCACCGCCAGTACCGCCGTTTGCTCCGAATGCATTGTAATTTCCACCCGCGCCGCCGGCATATTTATGCGTTGTACCGATTGCGCCTGTAACCGAACCTCCCGCGCCGCCGTTTCCTATAGTGTCTCCTCCGCCTCCGTTTGCCCCCGCCACGACAGCAGTGCCAGAAATACTGGCGCAATTTGACGTTGAGTTGCACATGAAAGTCGAGCTTCCGTTTTGTCCAGCACTACCAGAACTTCCCCCATGTCCGGCATTTCCAACTTGTATGGTTACAGTCGAACCTGGCGTCAGAATTACATTTGAGCTTTCAGAATATCCTCCACCGCCTCCTCCAGCAGTTGCACCGCCTCCACCTCCACCTATAACTTCAATGGTGTTTGATGCGCTGTTCCAATCACTAGGAACTGCAAATGTTGAGCTTGCAGTCAAAAAATACTGATAATATGATTCTCGATAGGCATAAAGTTGTGTAATATCAGTCGATGAAAGAATCCGATTATAAATACGTAAGTCATCAATTGAACCGAGTGATATATTTCCTCCGCTAGATTGTCCAATGGAGAAATCTGTTGAAAAAGTCTGTGAGCCGATATTTCCTGTGGCGACAGACACACCATTAACATAGATTGTTGCATTGTTGCTCGAATCAATTTCTCCGCAAACAAATGTCCATGAGTTAAAAGGAATAGCACCGTCAGGGCTTGAAATTCCACCGCTGTCGTTTGAAAGTCCAAACTCGCTGTCTCCGCCAGTATCGCTGAGAAAATATAATTGAAAATTAACACTATTAAATATATATGGGTCTGCAAATCCGACAGGAGTTTCCGGATTAATCCATGTGCATGCTGTTATATTTGACGGTCCTCCTGGATTGTAGGGTGTAGATATATATGACGAGGTTGGATTAAAACTTATTGCTCCAGCCCCGATTTTTCCAGCAACGTAAGTAGGACTATTCTGGCACGTCCCCGTATTTCCATTACCGCTGGCGTCAGGTGTTGTTCCTGTACATGAACCAGACGAAGCCGCGTCAAATGTATAGTATACCTGTAATCCCGTGGTTATATCGGCATGTGCAAAAAGCGTCGGCGTGAGAAGTCCTGCGAGCGTGAGAAGTGTTGAGAGGAGTTTTTTCATATCTATTGAGGTTGAGAACACTGATACCAAACTGTCGCCGTCGTAACTCCACCTGTTCCGAAACCTATTACGAGTGTTGTAGTCGATATGGAAGTGATGTCTCCTGCTGTAACGAGTATGTTATCCGATTCGGTACAAACTGGCGTTTTTGTCCACGGCGTTGCGAATGTCATTGTTACCGAAGTAAGGGCTGTACCTGCAACGGCAATAGTTCCTGAATTATCGTTTGAAGGACTGACCATTGATGATGTGCCACCAGATACAGATGGTTGTGGCCCACCTGTAACAATATGTCCATTCACATCAATCATAAATGTCGTGGAAGCTGTCGATGAACCAACGGCGAGATTTCCCGAAAAGGTAGAAGTTGCAGTTGATGAGCTGTCGTTAAATTGGTTCGAAATTGTCGTAGAAGCAGCCGCAGTTACTATGTTTGATGTGCCAGATACGGCTGTTCCCGTTGTGCTATAAAAAGCAACCTGATTGGCCGTGCCGCTGTTTACGGTGCCAGAACCAGTTGTAATATTATTACAGCCGAATGAGCCGCTTGACCATGTAAGAGCATTTGAACCACCAGTACATGCAGTGAGGTTAGCGCCATACAAATTAGTCGTCGAAGCCGTCGTTGCAAAGAGATTGGTCGTTGTAGCATTAACCAAAACAGTTGAAGTGGCGAAGAAGTTGGTCGAAGTTGCATTACCGAATATCTGGCCGCCTGTCCATGTGTTTGCGTGGCCTAGAGCGAGTGAAGCTACTACCGCACCTGTTGTTGGAGAAATGGTGAGTGTGCCGTCTGAGTTTGAGACGGAGTTAATGTTTGAAGTAGTGGTTGCAATTACATTTCCCGAACCGTCTACACCCAGCACCGTATTTGCAAAGTTAGTTAGTTTAAGACCTGTTAATGTTGAAGTGGCTGAAACAGTTAATGAACCTAAAGTACCTACTGAGGTTAATGAAGACGTAACCACAGTTGAATTGAGAACCGTTCCCGACAATGTGCTTGCGGGGGCTACGACGGCATTTGTTCCTGCGGCCGTAATAAGTCCTTTGCCGTTTACCGTGAAGTTTGGAATTGCAGTCGAAGAACCCCATGAGCCGGTATTTGTGTTGACTGTAGCTAGTGTCATAGCGGCCGAGCCAGGGCCTGATGCCGTGCCGTCGCCTGTGAGCGCTGTCAGATAGTTTCCAGCCGCTTGAGGAGAAGTCGTTGCAATCACGTTTCCAGTAGAATCTACGGCGAGGAATGATGTTGCAAGATTGGTTAATTTTAATCCTGTCAGGGTTGAAGTTGAAGTCGTAGCGTTCAAAATGCCGAATGTACCGACACCTGCGGTCAAGATTGAACCTGTGGTCAATGAGGTTGTTGCGGAAGAATTAGTAAAGTAATTCGTGTATGACGGCAATCCCGTAACCTGTGAAGCTGGGAGTGAAAGGTTTGGCAGCGTCGTGATTGAGTTGACTGATGTTGTTCCGACTGCGATGTAGTATGGAAGCGTTGCAGAAGCGTTGTAAAAATTATTCCAGTTTGTGGTTGAGGCCACAAGAGGAAGTCCATACCCTGCCGTATAAGTTATCGCACACGTTCCTGATGTGGTGTATGAACAACCAGAACCCGTGAAGCCTGTCGGAACGGTTGTATTTACTGATGTTACCGTTCCACTCCCGCCACCTCCGCCTGTAATACAAGGACCTGCTGTAGATGTAGCAAAACATGGAGACACAATTCCTCCAGTTAAAGTTGAAGTGGCGCTAGATGTTCCTATATAAAATCCTGCGGTAACGGAAGGATTAGTACCATTTATTGCGGTAGGAGATATTGTGTTTGCAGTGCTTGAAGTTGCCTGCCATGTCGTAGTTATTGCAAAGGACGTTAAAGGTAATGATAATCCTATTAATACTCCGATAATTGTTTTTATGTATGTTTTCATGTTATTTAATTAAGCTACTCCAAAAACCGATTGGGTTGGTGCTATTAAAAGAGTAGTCGTAGTAGTACCAGTCCAGTTTACCGTTCCACCTTGTTCAGTTTTTTGCAAAACAGCTCCGTCAACGACTATGGCATTTGGTGCAACAGACCATGTAAAAACAGTATTTGAACCGTTGACCGTTCCAGAAGGAGATTGGAAACCAGAGCTACCACCTCCACCAGAAGCGTTAATGGTAACTGCTCCAGTTCCACCTACAGGTGAAATGGTGATGTTCGTACCAGCTATGATTTGGGTTACACCGCCACTTCCACCTGTTCCGCTGACCAGAAGACGATTTGTCGTAGGGTCAACGCGGAGCATACGGATATACTCATTGCTATCATCCGTAATTCCGCCCAATACGACAGCACTATTTTGGTCTCTTTTGAGTATTTCGTCCATATTATTCGTAATTAGTTATTAACACTTTCATTTGCTTTTTAATATTATTTGTGGTAGACTGTTGCTATGAATAACAAAGGAAGTTCAATCGGTAAGTTTATAGTAGGTTTTATATTCGGTCGTATCATAGGCTCATTATTTCGCTTAGGAAAGCGATAATCCCTTCATTACGCTGTTTTGCTGTAGACCCTGATTAAGGCCTTGCATCTGACCAACATTAACTGGGTTTTTCTTCTGTATTTTCGGTGCTGATTTAGACTGTGGAGGATTCATTGCGATAGGATTCTGTTGAGGATTTGACTGCTGTTGTTGATTTGCCTGAGTGGGTGTTCCAGACTGTGAAAACTGATTGAAGTAATTTTCAACCTTTTTAGCATACCCAGGTACGTCATAATTTACTCCATATTTTTTGTTAACTCCGTGGGAAGAAGAACCGTCTGAAAACTTTCCCGTATATGCGTCTGGTTCGCCAGGTCCGGCGTTCCACATCGAAGCAACCATAGGGATTATCTGTTGTTTTGAATATCCATCTTGAGAGAGTTTTGTTGACCAGTTTTTTACTTTACTGAGAGCTACCGCAGCCTCACTCTGTGGTGTTATGGGAACTTCTTTTCCAAAAACCTGTTGCGAATACGCCTTCCAAGTCGAAGGTTCAAATTGGAATATTGACTTTGATTCTCCTGTTTTTCCAGCCGAAGGATTTGATACATTCGGCTTACCACCATTTTCTGTGTAACCCAAAGCCGCCGTTAGATTGGTAATGAACTGAGGGTCTATTTTATTTTGTGTTTGATTGTTCATATTAGAATAGGCTTAATAATCCGCTTATCA